GAGCTTAAACACCCCAATACAAAAGCATTGTATAAACTATGCTCAAACGTAAATAGTTCTGTTAAACGGTTAGTCACCAACAAAAAAACACCAACCCAGAAGCCTATGCACATGGGGCAATGAAAGAAATGGTGCTTAGGCCTTATTTTGTTGAAGATAGATCCATAGACTAAAATATTGGTCAACCCAAAAGCACATAGAATAAAGTAAACTAGATTCATTCTACCCTCTAGTAACCATAGTAGTTATACATGGATAGTCCATAGGGGCCTCTGGCTAGCGACGGCTTTATAGATCCTTTTTCTGCCGCATGGGGGACTTGCCCAAGTTCCGTTGAGTGAACGGCGTCTGGGTCTGTTAAGTCTAGTACAAAAACATCTTCGTAATTATCTAAGAAATCAATAGAGGGTTTTTCGCTTTCAAGCCATCTGGCAACATTGATAATTGCAACTTTTACTGCTGGTATATTGGGGGCCTCTGGTATTGTGGCCTCCATTGAAGCATATATGGAACCACCCTCCACAGATGTGGGGTTTACTACCCCCTTGTCAATTAAAAAATCGAACAATCTATTTTGTGCCCCATACACAACTCCACTATTTAATTGTTTGGCCAAAGACAATATTTTTCTTTTTGTAGGAATTATAACAATGGTTATATCTGGGTGGTCTGATATTATCAGGTTACCGTCCAAAGTTTTTCTAATATCAAGGCGCACCTTTACATCTGGCGTTTTTGCTAGCTGACTAGCGGTAGTGCCCTCGTCTTCAGCTTTTCCAATTTTGACTCTAATTGCCATTAATCTCAAGTTCCTTCACAAGACTTTGAATTTTTAAAATTTTAGTTATAGTTTCTATGGTTATCTCAGACTTTGAAGATTCATCAACAACATTTATAACCTCTGTGATTTTGCTACACAATGCAGCGTTGTTTTCCTCTGTGGCCTTTTCGTTAGCTACGATCAGAGCCTTCCTTAAATTTGAAATCTCTTCGTTTAAGAAAATTTTTAGTTCTATCGCATTATCATGAAATGATGCAATATATTTGCTTAATAGCTCTTTTTGCTCCTCCAAGAGACCATTGCCGTATTGCTCATTGAATTTTTTAACAAATGTTGAATAAACGATGTTATCAATTGGCACCATTTCACGAGCCCCTTGCTTTGAGTCCAATGACATGCAGCTTACCAGACTCCCTTCAAGAATTACTCTGCTCTTTGCGGAAACATCTGGATTTAGTATCTGTGCTATCGTAGCTAAGTTCTTATAGTTTGGAACAAAATTAGAAAAAACATTTTTTGACAAAAGTTTGTTTATTTTATTTATCAATGCAGTTTGTTCATCAAATATTTGCTTTGAGTCAAGATTGGAATGTGACCTTTTTACCTCTTGTATTAGCTTTTCACACATGTAAGGGTGAATAGATGTACTTTCATAAAGATCTTTAAACAGCTCTAGCTCTTTTCTAAGGGCAGTTTCTTTTGCAAAATGCTCTTTCATAATTGAGATTATGATATTTTTTTTATTATTATTCTTTGACACTATACTCTTAGTAAGCTCTCTAACGAGGGCCTCATAAAGAAAAGCGGTATTTCTTTTTTTATTGTGTCTCGTCTTCGTTAACATCTTTATTTTGCTCCAGGTTTTCTACTAGTCTTCTAATTTCAAAATGAGAGTCAATAATTTTTTTCTCTTCCATATCATAAGTAGATTCTATATTCTCATAAATACCTTTTCCTAGTCCTAACAACTCTTGGGCGCCAGGAGCGATATTTCTCATTGTTGCTTTAGTCTTTTCATTTCCCCACTTTGCTTTGTAGCTACGAAGCCTGGGGCCACTGTCTTTTCTTGCATCATTAGACACCGGTAGATACCATTTTCCTTTAGACTTTGAAGTAGTTGTCATACCATCTTGCCTCATTGCCTTGGAGACGTCCCTCTTGCCAGGAGCATCGCCTCCTGGGCCAACTAGAGGCCTATTAACAATATCCTCTATACTTGTGCCAGCAGCAGGCTCTTCACCGCCAAGCGCAGCGTCTAAATCAGGGGTCTCGTCGGCGGGCGGCTCAGCCATGTCGTCGCCTAGGTTATCAGCTCCTGCTCCCGTGTCCATTCCTGCTGCCTCAGAAGTGGCTGCTTCAAATTGTGCTTGAAGTAGGGCGTCATATTTCTTATCGTATACAAGCTCTCTGGTGTTTCGCAAGAATTCATCTTCCGAGAGGTGGAATAGGTGTTCTGCAATCCAACGACGACTAAAGAATCCTTCTGTAGCCGCTCCAGCCACATCAAATTTAGTTTTCCAATATTCCAGCTCTTGAAGTTCCGCAAGCTTTGAAGGGTTGTTTAGGGACAGGTCAAAGGAGATAATATCATCACCTCTAAACCCAAGAGTGTATAGATGGATAATCCCGATCTTTTCTAGTTCCGAAACGATTGATCGTTGCAGCCTTTGAATTGTTCTGGCAAACCTAATATCCTTTTGCGCCAGTGTTGTCTTATCCTCACTCCCTTCCTCGCCTTGTGTTAGATATGACTGTGGGACCTTAAGGGCGGCAAACAGTTTGTCACGTAGATATTTAACATCGTCTATATCGCTCGACGCAGCTCCACCAGGCAGTGTTTCAATTTTAGATGATGTTCCGCCACGGACTGGGATGAAATAGTCTTCCTCTACTGACATTGGATTGTAACGTAAATCAACTCGTCCAGTGTCACTATCAACAAGCTGGTTTCTCTTCATTTGAGTCATGACTTTTTGCATGTATTGCTCAACGTCCGTTGCATTTATATTTCCAACATCAATATAGAATACGCGCCTTTCTGGTGATCGAACGATTCTATATGCCATCATAGCATCCTCAAGTAGTGTTAGTTGCCTCCATATACGCCTAGCAGGCTCAAGAACCGAAGTTCCATATGGGGCATACTTATCATTTCCTAAGATTCTAAAGTGTCCCACCTGCCAGTTTTCAAAAGTCATTCCCGCTGAATTCCATTGATATTGAACATAGTTTGGATTTGTTTTGTCTTCTCCTTCTAGCCTTTCTATCTCTTCTGCCGGTAATCCAATCGCAGATCTAATTCCCTGATCTTCATCAATGTCGAGATATAAAAAATAATCTCCAAACTTGCACATTGATCTACACCATCCAAATAAATTGAAATCTATGTTTAGAACATTATGATATAAAGTTTCTAAAACAGCCTTTATTTCATCATTGTGACACCGTATATTTAATAGTGGGGTTAATTCTGACGACGTTGACATTTCATCTGCGTAAATGTCTAGGGCTGATGCTATCTCTGGCATATATTCCATCTGATCGAAGTCGGAATATCTTTCCGATCGGTTTTGGTTAGTATAGGCGTGTGCTTGAAGTTTTTCATAGGAATGATATTCTGACTTTTTAAATTGTTGGCCGCTAGCAGACTTAAAGCTATTGGCATATTTGTCCATATCTCTTCGCTTTATACGTCTCCCAGTTTGACTTCTGTACCTTATCATTGGCCCAGAAAACACTCTGGTTAATTGCTTAAACAGTCTATTTTGTGGATTTTTTGGATTGTCTTTATAATCTGCCATTTATTTTATCCTTTGAATAGCCAAACAAATTCTTTATCAACTTGTTGTATATTATCTTTCTTTTTTAAATCATTTTCAAAATCATATTTAGGATTATAGCCATGCATACCAGGGATTGTAGTATTTATTTTAGTATTGGACATTATCATAGATCCTAAAAACGCTTTTTGATATTCTATATCTCTCTGACTTGTCTCAAGGGCTGTGTCTCGAACCCAACACGCGATCGCCAAAGCCATTATTAAATCGTCGTTATAACTCCTCATAGCTTGTGGGCGTCCGTTATTCCAGACAAATGTCTTAAACTCATTAGCCGTCCGCAAAGAATATAGAGTAATTAGTTTATTTCTAATGAATTCTTCCAATTTTGCCACGATTAATGGACGAGTCTTCTGGGATGTTGTGAACCCAGCCACAGAATTAGACATAGATTCTGCCTCAAGCTGGTTTATATATTCATGTGTTGATTTGATAGAGTAATAAATATTTGGATATTCCAAGTCTCTTAATTTATCCAAAACTGCAAATCCAACAGAGTTATTTTCAACCACTAACAAGCAATTACCATATTCTTTCCCTGACGAATATAACATACTAGCATAAACATCTGGTGCTGGCTTTCCTTGGTACTCTGCGATAACTTCCATAGTTTCAAGTTTTATAACATGAAACACAGAATAATCCTTTCCATCGCCGCGAGCAACGTCTGCAACAAGCATATAGGTGCAGTCTTCCTTGTGTTCTTCCCAAATCCAATAGTTTCTGTCAAAGCCAGTCCTATGTTTTGGATCCCTTACAGAATCAAAGATTCTTTTTATATCATCAGGATGAACCACTGTCTCACCTGACGTATTGAAGTTGCATTCCAATTCTTGGGCAATTTGTCGACGAGACATGTTTCTTGTCTCTTTTTCAAACCACCCCTGGTCCCTATCGGGGTGTACTTGCCAAGGCAGATTTGTTGGATAAAAATCATTCACTCCTTGCTCAGACTCAGTGTATGTCTTATGAAACCAGTTGCCAACGCCGTTAGGCGTA